AGCCGTTAACTGTTGGCTCCGCGGGAAAGTTGCTGAGCTGGCCCTGCCCCTCGGTAAAACTGCAATTATCAATTAAATCCATGGCTGCGCCACGAAATCTGAACTCGTGATAGTCTCCGTTTACTCGCAAATCCAGCTTGTCAATGCCGGCCCCGCAAAGTATTCGCTGAATGGCTTCCGCAGGGCTCCAGTAGTCAAAAATGCTTGCGCTTTTGAGAACTGGTCCAGGAAAGTAGGTGATTGCTGGTCCGATAGGCGAACCTTCGCTCGGGGTCAGTGTGAAAGCCGCGTTAAGTAACACGGTGTTATCATCGACAATCGCTTGCACAAACCGGATCTCCCCGCCGAAGGTCACTGCCTGCCCGGGCTCTAGCCCGTGTGGTTGACTCAGCACTAAAGTCCGGCCGGTTGATCCCACTCCTGCTGTGCCGCCGGCATAGAGCCGCGTGTCGCCACCTAGGGCCGCTTTAAAAAGTGCGCCGTAGCCCGTTTCGAGTGACTGCGGGTCGAGGCCGGTCATGTATGTGCGCAACTCGAATTCCGTATACCTTCTCGTATTCGGAGGCAGGCCAAGAAATGTTCGTGTGCCGGTTTTGTCTCGGCGCAGCGGCTTTTCAAACTCCTGCTTGATGCTGAGTTTCACTCCCGGAAATCTGTTCTCCGGACCGATCATAGGCGTGGCGCCGTAGGTTGCTTCCAGCGCTACATAGAACCTGTTATTGTTTGATGCTATATAGCAGGACATCCTTTCCTCCTTTTGGTTTAGCCTGCGCTCACGTCCACCTCGAGCGAGACTTTTGCTGTTTGGATGAAGTTTTTTCCCCCATGCTTAACCGGCCCGAACGAGACCTCATATGCCCCTGCGTAAAATGCTCCATTTCCCCAGTCACCTCGCCGCGAATCTAGCACGCTGGTGACTGCCTCCACGTAGAAATCCAGCATTTTGCCGAGCTCCTCCAGCCGGTCATGTGAAACTCGTACTTCGATTACCAGCCGCGCCTTTCCGCTAAATGCTCGGAATTTTTCTCGCAACTCGTTTGTTAGTTTTTCGCAATAAACATATACCGCCGGATATTGAACGCCGGCAGTTCTGTCGGCTAGTTCATGACTGATGCTCTGGGCCAGAACCACAGGCGAAGCAGCTGGGCTTCCAAGTTCGGCACGCGTTCCGACGGCGTATGGTAGCCCCCCCGCTCCTGCTAGCATTTCAGCCAGTCTGCCTGTCAGTGCTCTCGTCACCTGCGCCATCACTTCACCCCCGCCGGAGTAGCCTTTCAGGCCGTATGTAGTAACTTGGCGATTGTCCGTCGCCGGCTGCCTCCCCATCAGTTCTTAAGCCGCTTGCGGGCATATCCCACCGTTCGGTTAGCCCAAGTGGAAAGGTGTTTTGTAGCAGGGTGGTTTCACTGCCGTAACTTGCGTATAGATTCCACCCCACTATGCCCTGTGGGGCCGTAGGAGCCACAACTGTTGGGATCAGCCCTTCGGTAACTTCTACTACCTTGAGATCACTGGGACAACCTTCGGCTCCGCTTACCCCGACCCAGGAAATCCGAAACCAGTAAGTGCCCGGCGCGCTTTCGCCGGCCTGTAGGTCTACTACCGGAGGTTGAGCCTTAGGCACAGGGGTGTCAACCATTCCCACGCCCAGTTTCAGCAGGTTGTCGTAGGCCCACTTTGNCAGCCGCTCATATTCTTTCCACTTTTTCTCGTAGCGGTCGTTCAGTTGGCTGTGGTAACCATCCCGGTAGACCAGTGCCAGGCTGTGAAAGACGTGCCACAATTTCAAAGCAGGCGTGACCACCACTTTGTGGAGGTCTTCCGGCGCATCTCGGAACATTTTGGCGCTTAGCTCAATCACCAGTTCCTGCTGAGCCAGTTCCAGCTTGCGCGTCAGATCGATCTTTTCCGTGGCCGCCAGCTCGTAAATCGAGCTTTCGTAACCTCTGAGATCTTCCAGGCTGGATATTGTTCCATCAGTAAGTAGCGCCATTTCTCGCCGCCTTAGAATTGAGCGGCCGGAATCTTTTGCTTCGGCCGGCTTTTTTCTTCCGTCCACTCAGGTACAACTGTGACCTGGATTCTGTTTGCCATAGCTGCACGCTCGGCTGCCCGCCGTGCTGCTTCGGCTTTGGCATTGTACTCGCTGACTTCCTCCGCAGTAGCCAGCCGTGCGGCGCCATCGACGATGAGCTTGGCGGCGATGTCACGAGGAACTTCGGTCAGCACACCGGCTCTCCCGCCGTCCTGTGTTTCTAAACTTGACACCACCACCGGACCCTCAGGCAGGCTCTCTTCCGTTTGACGCAGTTTTTGATAGTATGCTTTTAGCTTCATAGTCACCCTCCTGGAAAATGGGCCCCGGCCCTCGTTTCACCGGGGCCCTCATTGTTGCTGCAGCTTATGTGTTGACCTGCACGCCGAAGGAGTTCCGAAGAACGCCTACGCCGTAAAGAACGTCCACTGTGAACTGCTGGGCCAGTGTGTTCGGTTGGTAGCTCATCACCACCCGCATTCCGAAATTGCCCATCTCGGCGTATTCAGCAATCGCGCCTGTGCCGGGCAGAGGTTGCGGCAGACGGCGAATCACAAGCCCGATCGCGCTGCGCGCAAACGCCAGGTTGTGCGTGGCTACCGGGGCACTGCCGGTCTTTTTGACAAACTGAGACCGGAACACGTAGAAGTCTTTGATCTTTCCGACCGTACCTTCCACCAAGGCCCGCAGCCCCGCTTCCCCTGCAGTCTGGAATTCGCTGAACCGCGGAATCTGCCGCAACTGTGAGTAAGTGGCTGAATCGACCACCAGGTATTTCGGCTCACTGGCGGGAACCTTGGCCTCGAACAGCGTGGTCTCCGCCTGGTCGATTGTGGCTTCGGTAATCGGTACGCCACTGGTCCCCACCGGTGTGTTGGCTGTAAAGCTGGCGTAAAGCCCCAGCAGATCGCTCTCTATCTTCTCCGCCAAGGCTACCAGCGCCGGCTGCATGTAGAGCTTGAGAAGGTCGGGTACAGCCAGCACCTTGGTCACGTCTGGAATCTGGAATGTGGCCTCAGCGTGGGTGTTAAGCACAATCTGAGCATTGCCCAGGCTCGGATTCTGCGTCTGGACTGTGCCGCCTTCGGCTAGGTTGTTCGCCACCAGCACGGGCGGAATCGGCACGTTCACCGTATCTCCTGCCTGTGCTAGCGTCGGCTCAAAATCGCGATTGACCAGGTTACCCATGACAAGGTTCCCCATCAGGACGGGCAAAGCATCGACCGCCACCAGTTTGACAATCGCGTTGGCTACGTTGGTTGACGTTACTGCTGCCATCTAGTTCTTCCTTTCTTAAAAGTTTTTGCCTCTGAGGGCGTTTTTGCTCCCGCGCCGCTGTGCCTCTTATTGCCCGCCCAGCGTCTGGGAAGCGATCTTGGCCACCTCCTGACGAACTCGTTCCAGTTCCTCAGGATTCATCCCGGGTCGGATCTTGTCCAAATCAATAGCTGGACCGGACTGCGGAGCCAGTCGCTGACCGGCGCCGACGCCTGATCCACCCAGGTTTCTGGCGGGCAGAAATTCCGGATTTTCCGCCACAAATTGCTTGAGATAATCCCGCAGGCTGAGTGTCCCGTTTTCGCTCGTAGCCACCAGACGTCCGTCTTCGGTGCGCTTGACGTCGTCTTTTATGGCTTTGTAAGCCAGGTCCACCTTAACCACGCCCAGCCTTTGTAGCTCGGCGCGGATTAGGGCATTACGCTCCGCTTCTTCAGCTATCTGGCGGTTGCGTTCGTTCTCCTGTACCAGCTCATTCAAACGGCGCTCAAGCTGCTCGCGCCGCCGCCGTTCTTCAGCCAGTTCGCTTTTGTAGGCCGGTTCGGTTTTCATGCTTTCCTGCCGCTTGTATTCCGCAATTGCCTCGCGAATTATCGTGCGTATGTCGGGTATCCCCTCTGTTGTGTTTTCAACTGTTTCTCTTGGTTTTTCCTCCATGCCTCATCTCCTTGTCTCCGGCGTTGCCGTCAACCTCGTTCACACCACTCGTCCAGTTCTTGGACGATTTGATCTTTGGTTTCCTGTCGGGCGTCGCAAAGATACTTCAATGCCAGCTTGCGAAGGACATGCTTTCGCAATGTTTTTGAGCCGTTAGCCAGTTCGAGCAACCTGCTGGCATCCTCCAGCTCCCCGTTGAAATCGCCGATATCGAATTCATCCAGCCCGGAGACTTCCACCGTGATCCCGTCTTCCCGGGCTGCTTCTATTGCGCCCAGCACGCGCTTCATGTTGTCTTTGACTGCGTCTCCGTAGGCTCGCAGCACCTCTTGTGTGATCGTGTAGTCTCTTTGCTTACTTATTCCGGATTGCGCCGTGCCGCCTGAAAGCGTTCCGCCGGCCTGCGTCAACAGGTAGCAGACTCGGTAGATTTCCTCTTTGAGGCGATTGAGATTCTCGGCCGCAATCTGATACACCTTTCCTTCCGGCTCAGTCCAGCCGAAGCGGTCTTCCGGCCCAAGCTGTATGTAGTACGAATCGCCGACCATCTGATCCCACTCGCGGTCCGAGTAAATCACTGGCGAGGCGAACAAGCCCATGGTCAGCGCCCAGGAAAGCGCATTTGATTTGTTGAAATGTTCTATTTGCAGCGATGCGGCTTTGTTAGTGAGCCACAAGCCTTCGCTGATGCGAAACGGGAAGAGTGGAACCTTGCCGAGCTTAGCCAGGCCGTGCCGCCCGTGCGCTACCAGACGTGGCTGGCCGTTGTGCTGGGAGGTCTCAGTGCGCTCGTATGTCTTGTATTCTTCTTTGTCGAAGTAGATCCAGCGTGTTTCTTTGATCCAGGCGCTGCTGCCCGGCTCGTCCTGCCTCAAGCCTGAGGTCCTGATTACCACCCACTCGAAGTTTCCGCGCTCGTCGTAGCGCCAGTTGATGACTTCCTGGGGACTGCAATCCACCAGGTAAGCTCGCGCTTGCCCTAGGGCTTCCTCTTCTGCCCGGTTTGCCGCTGGCCGGTCTGAACGCGGGAAGTCGACCAGAACGTAGGCGGTGCCGCACACCAGCGCCTCAACCAGGACTCGCCGGTAGAAGTCGGAAAGGCACGATCCGCGCAGATCGCAGTCCTCTACAAATTCGCTGTAGAAGGCCTTTGCCGTTTCGTTGGCGCCCTGAAACGTGAGTATTGGTTCACGCCGGAACAGCGTCGCCGCGTACCAGTCCACTATCGAGCCGACATAGTTCTCGTAGAACACCCGGCTCAACCGTTCGTTGTATACGTCCAGCGGCTC